AACCGCGTCAAGGCCAACGTCGCCAAGCTCGGCAAGCGCACCGGCAACCTGGACAAGAGCATCTACCAGGTCTTCAGCCAGGACAACAGCGCCAAGGGCCGCGCCCAGTACCACATCAGCTGGAACCGCGGCAAGGCACCTCACGGCCACCTGGTGGAATTCGGACACGTGCAGCGGTACGTGACGTACATCGACAAGCGCGGCCAGTGGAAGACCCTGGTCCGCCCCGAGATGAAGGGCAAGCCAAAACCCAAGCGCAGCGCTCCACTGGCCGTGAAGGACGCCTATTACGTGCCCCTGAAGGGCGGCCCCAAACTCGTGGGCGCCAAGAGCTTCATCCGCTCGGCCACATCGCCCGACGTGGCGCGCGCCGCCCGCAACGCCATGGTCGACCGGTTCTGGTTCGAGCTGGAAGGCAAAGGCCTGCTGTGAGTCTGGAGAGCGATCTCGTCGCCGTGCTGCAGGCCCAGTGCCCGCGCGTGTTCCCGGGCACCGCGCCGCTGAACACCGCGCGCCCCTTCGTCACGTGGGAGCACATCGGCGGCGATCCTCTGCGCTACATGGACGGCACCGCCGCCGTGCAGCGCTGGGCACAGCTGCAGGTGAACACCTGGTGCAACACCAAGGCCGAAGCCGTGGCGCTGGCCCTGGCCATCGAATCAGCGCTGTGCACCGCCGGTGCGTTCACCGCAGACCCGGTGGGCGCCTTCACCGGCCGGCATGAAGACCAGGTCGAGCCCCCGCTCTACGGCACGCAGCAGGAATTCGCCGTCCTCGGCACCCGGTAACCCCAGAACCACCCAATCCTTCAACGAGGCCGCCCCGGGCAACCGGCAGGCGGCCTTTTTCATGGCCCGCGAGGGCAATCACTCTCAGGAGCCCACACCATGGCACAAGTACCCACCGGCACCACGTTCTTCATCGCCAGCGCCATCGCGGCCAGCAAGGCCACCACCGTCGTCACCAACGCGGCCGAGGCGGTGGTCACCAGCGCTGCGCACGGCTACAGCAACGGCGACATCGTGGAGGTCACCAGCGGCTGGGGCCGGCTCAACCGCCGCTCGTTCCGCATCAAGAGCGTCACCACCGACACCTTCGTGCTCGAAGGCGCCGACACCTCCAACACCACCTTCTTCCCGCCCGGCAGCGGCATCGGCTCGGTGCGCAAGATCACCACCTTCACGCAGGTCCAGCAGGTGCTGGGCATCCAGTCCAGCGGCGGCGACCCCAAGAACGTCACCTACAAGTACATGGAGGCCGACGTCGAGTTCAACATCAACGACGGCTTTGCCGCGCAGCAGATGTCGCTGGAGCTGGACGCCGACAGCATCGGCACCCCGGGCTACGCCGCGCTGAAGACGCTGACCGACGTGCAGACCGACACCGTGCTGCGCATCAACAGCCGCAACGGCGCCGTGATCTACGTGCCCTGCACCGTGGCGCTGAACGAGGCCGTGCAGCTGCAGGACGGGCAGATCAACCGCGTGGTGGCGTCCATCAACGCCAACGGCCGCCTGGTGCGCTACGCCTCCTGATCATGGGCAAGATCAAGCTGGGCGCACGGCCCAAGACCTTCACGCACACCATCAGCGTGCCCATGCCCGAGGGTGGGCATGCCAGCGTGCAAATGGTGTACGTGTACCGCACGCGCACCGAGTTCGGCGCCTTCGTCGACGCACTGCTCAAGACCGCCGGCACCGCCCCGCCGGCCAGCCAGCAAGCGGAAGACGTGGCCTTCAGCCTGCGCCAGGCGCTGGAGGCCACGCGCGACACCAATGCGGACTACATCCTGCAGATCGCCGAAGGATGGAACCTGGATGAGGACTTCAACCGCGCGAACCTGGTGCAGCTGTGCGACGAACTGCCCGGTGCGGCCATGGCCATCATCGAGCACTACCGCGCCGCGCTGACCGAAGGCCGCCTGGGAAACTGACGCAGGCCGCCGCCGCGGCCTACGGCAATGCCGAAACCGAGTTCTCCGCGTTTGGCCTCGCGCCGGGCGATTACGACGACCACTTCGAGGTCTGGCCTGAGAACTGGCCCGCGTGGCAGCTCTTCGTGCAGATGTCTGGACAGTGGCGCACCGGCATCGGCGGCGGCTTCGCGCTGGACTACACGCCCCTCTTCATGCGCATGGAGCGCATGCGCCTGCCGGACGAGACCTGGGAAGAGCTCTTCACCGACGTCCGCGTGCTCGAAGCCGCGGCGCTTGAGCACATGAAGGCCAACAAAACATGAGCAACAGCGACGAGCGCCCCGTCATCATCAAGCCCACGATGGACGCCACTGGCGTCCGCAAGGGCGCCGAGGATGTCAAGGCCACGGCCCGCGACATGGCGCAGGCCGTGGGCGCCGAAGGGCGCAAGGCCGGCGAGGGCATGGAGCAGGTGGGCGCCGGCGCCGGCAAGGGCGCCCAGGCGCTGGACCGCGAAACCCGCCGCATGGTGGCCAGCATCCAGCGGGCCCAGGCCGCGGCACAGGCCGGCGGGCGCAACACGGCGGAGTTCTATGAGGCGATCGCCAAGCAGCGTGGCCTGAGCGGTGATGCACTGCGGCCCTACATCGAAGGCCTGCGCGCCGCCGAGACTGCGCAGAAAGCCGCCACCGGCTCGCTGGGCACGATGGGCATCTCTGCCAAGCAGACCGCCGCCGCGTTGCGCGGCGTGCCCGCGCAGTTCACGGACATCTTCACCAGCCTGCAGGGCGGCCAGGCGCCGCTCACCGTCTTCCTGCAGCAAGGCGGGCAGCTCAAGGACATGTTCGGCGGCGCAGGCGCGGCGGCGCAGGCGCTGGGCGGGTATGTGGCCAGCCTCATCACGCCCTTCACACTGCTGGCGGCAGGTGTGGGTGCGTTGGCAGCCGGCTTCATCATTGCCAAGAAAGAAAGTGATGCCTACGCGCAGTCATTGATCCTCAGCGGCAATGCGGCCGGCACCACCGTAGGCAAGCTGTCCGACATGGCCCGAGCCATCGCCGAGCTGGGCCCGGCCACGCAGGGCAAGGCCGCCGAGGTGCTCACGCAGCTGGCGGCAGCCGGCGCAGTGGGTGCCACCAACCTGCAGCGTTTCGCGCAGGCCGCGATCGACCTCGAGCGTGCCGGTGGCCCTGCTGCCGAAGAGACCGCCAAGGCCTTCGCCGCCCTGGCCAAAGAGCCGCTGGCGGCCAGCATCAAGCTCACCGAAAGCACGCGCTACCTGAGTGCTGCCACGGCAGAGCAGATCCAGCAGCTCGAGCGCCAGGGCAAGACCACCGAGGCCGCGCGCGTGGCGCAGGAGGCCTACGCCAGTGCGGTGGAACAGCGCGCGCCGGAGATGGCGCAGCGCCTGAACTTGATCCAGGGGGCATGGATCGGGATCAAGGACGCAACCAAGGGAGCTGGCGATGCCCTGGTCGACATCTTCCGGCAAGACACGCTGACGCAGCAGCTGGCGCTCGCCGAAGCCGCCATCAGCGCCGCCAAGCGCCTGCAGGAGAACGCGGGCGGCGGCCTCATCGCGGTCTTTGGCCAGCGGCAAGAGCAAAACGCCCGCGCGACGAAGGACCTGCTGCTGGAACAGATCCGGCTCAGTACTCGCGCCGCGGAGGCGCAAGGCGAGCGAGTGCGCCAGGAGCAGGCGGGCATTCAGTTCCTGAAAGAGGGCGAGAAGTACCTCTCGCAAGAGGTCAAGTTTCAGACGGAGATCGTGCGCATCCGCGAGCTGGGGCGTGCTGCGGGGCTCAGCGAGCTGGCGATTGCCGACCGCATCCGCGAAGTCGTGCGCCAGACCTACGGCAGCAAGGCCGCCACCGCCGACAACGCCGCCGCCCGCGAGCAAGAGCGCCGGCTGGAAGCGCAGGTGCGGCTGCTGGCCGAGTTGTCGGGCGTCACCGGCAGCTACGCCTCCGACTTGGCCAGTCTGGACGCTGCGCGCGCTCGCGGCAACATCACCGAAGAGCGCTACGGCGTGCTGGTGCGTGAGCTGGTTGCCCGCCAGCCCATCGTGCGCCAGAACACGCAGGACATGGCCAAAGCCGCCGAGGAACAGGCCCGCGCGGTGCTGCGCGCCCAGAAGGTGTACGACGGCTACATCGAGACGCTGAACAACAGCGTCAAGGCCGGTGAGCGCAACCTGCTGCAGCTGCGCGATGAGTACATCGAGCTCACCGCCGGCAAGGCCGTGCGCCAGGAACTGCAGCTGCTCGAGCTTGAGCGCCTGGCCATCACCTATGACCAGGCCGCCGCCGTGGCCGAGCTCAACGGCGAAGAACAGGCCCGCTACCAGCGCCTGGCCGAGCAGGTGCGCCAGGAGATCCGGTGGCGCCGCGACATCGCCAGCGCCACCGATCAGAAGGACGCGCGCGATGCCAACGAAAAGGCCGCCAAGGACGCGGCAGCAGACTGGAAGCGCAGCGCCGACCAGATCAGCCAGAGCCTGGCCGACGCCATCTTCAGCGGCGGCAAGGGCGCGGGCGATCTGCTGAAGGACTACTTCCGCACGCTGGTCCTCAAGCCCGTGATCGAGACCGCCATGCGTCCGCTGGCCCTGACCATCAACACAGCGCTCAGTGGCGGCCTGTCCTCAGCCGGCGGGCTGGCCTCATTGGCCGGTGCCAGCGGCGCGGGCGGTGCCTTGAGCGGCATCGGCCTGCTGGGCACGCTGTCGAGCGTCACCGGCGTGTTCGGCGCCGGCTTGGCCGCCGGTGTCGGCAACCTCCTGTCAGGCAGCATCGGTGCGGCGCTCTCGGGGTCCGGGGCACTGCTGGGCGGAGGCTCCATCGCCGCAGGTCTTGGTCTGGGTCTGGGCGCACTGGGTCCGCTGGCCTTGCTGGCAGGCCCGCTCTCGAGTGCACTGTTCGGCCGCAAGCTCAAAGACACCGGTTTCGAGGGCAGCTTCAGCGCCGGCGGCGACTTCGAGGGCAACAACTACCGCTACTACAAGGGCGGCCTCTTCCGCAGCAACAAGACCAAGCGCAGCGAACTGGACGGTGCGCTCGAATCCGTGCTCGACGCCGGTGGCCAGGCCGCCCTGGCCCAGGCCAAGGCCTATGCCGAAGTGCTGGGCCTGCCGGTGGAAGCACTGGCCGGCTACACCCAGGCCATCAAGGTCAGCCTCAAGGGCCTGAGCGAAGAAGAGGCGCAGGCGGCAGTGGCCAAGTCGGTGGCCGACTTCCAGGAAGGTCTGCTCGGCCGCTACAGCCGCCAGCTGGAGCCGCTTCGCCGCACCGGCGAGACGCTGGCCCAGGTGGCCGAGCGGGTCAGCACCCTGCAGGTCTTCACGCGCGGGCTCAACGAGCTGGGCGGCGTCTTCGGCCGCGTGGCGGGCCTCAGCATCGACGCGCGCGAGCAACTCATCCAGTTGGCCGGCGGCATGGAGCAGCTCAGCCAGCAGGCGCTGGGCTTCGTGCAGCAGTACTACAGCCGCGAAGAGATCGCCGGCCTCAAGGCGCGCGAGATCCAGACCGTGCTGGCCGCCGCAGGCATCACGCAGGACGTCAACACCCGCGACCAGTTCCGCGGCCTGGTGGACAACACCGATGTCTCCAGCGCCGCCGGCCGTGAGCGCCTGGCTCAGCTGCTGGCCATCGCGGGCGACTTTGCCAGCGTGGCCGACTACCTGGCCGAGACCGGCGGCACGCTCTCCGCTGCCGCCGCCTTCGCGCCCGCCAGCGGCGTGCTGGCCGACCTGTTCGCGCAGCCGCAGCAGGCGCAGGTGGACGCCATCAACGTCGTCAACGTGAGCGTGAACATGGTCAATGAGTCGATCAACCGGCTCATCGACGCGGTGCAGTCGGCCCGCAACGCCGTCTTCACGCCGAGCTGGGAAGTGGGCGGCGCATGAAGACCCTGTCCGGCGCGCTCTCCGCCGCGCTCAACGCCCCGGTGCAGAAGCCCGCCCTGCTGGTGCAGGTGGACTTTGCCAGCACGCGCCGCTGGTCCAGCATGGCCACCGTCAGCTGGAACGGCCACAGCTGGGCGGCCCGCGACATGCGGCTGGACGGCCTGCTGGTGCAGCCGCTGCGCGTGAGCGGCACCCTGGTGCTGGGCAACGAGGACGACGAGATCGGCACCCTCGTGCTGACCGAGGGCGTGCAGGACCGCCGCATCGTGGTCTACGGCTACGACGCCGCCGCGCTGGGCGACCCGGCCGACGCCGTGTGGCTGTGCGACGCCGTGGGGGCGTCTGCACAGGTGAGCACGCGCGAGGTGCGCATCACGCTGCGACACCGGGGCGAGTTCGTGCAGTCGCCTCGCACCTATGTCACCGCCCAGTCCGGCTTCACGCACCTGCTGCCTGCCGACACCGTGCTGCGCATCAACGGGATCGACATGCGCCTGGAGCGCCGCGGCTGACCATGGCCAACTACCCCGGCTTCTTCACCCTGGCCGACAGCACCGCGCTGCCCGAGTCCGGCATCGAACCCGAGCGCGCCACCAATGGTGCCCTGAAGCACCGCCGCCTTTGGCCCGGCGACAAGGTGAGCTTCGAGATCGGTCACGTGCTGAACGCGGCCGACCTGGCCACCCTGGTGGCCTTCTATGCCACCAACAAGGACCTGGACGTCACCTACCGCTGGCCCGGTGACGGCCAGACCTACACCGTGCGCTTCGCTGCGCCCCCGCGCTACACCAGGCGCACCACGCGCTGGGAAGTGCGCGTGCGCCTGGCCGAGGTCTAGCCCATGGCCGTGACGAACCTGGTCACCGGCGGGCTGACCATCCCGCCTGCCGCGGCGCTGAACACCGTCGCCCAGCCGCGTGGCCTGGCGGCGGCTGGTGCACGGTCGCTGGTGCCCGTCACCTACGGCGTCGATCGGCAACCCGCGCTCATCCTCAACGTGTTGCCCAAGGCGGGCGACGCCAACACGCTGCTGGTGCAATGTCTGTGGGGGCACGCGCTGCATGCGGTCGACGAGTTGCGCCTCAACGACCAGGCGTTGCCCAGCGGCAGCACCGTCACCACCTACACGGGCAGCCAGGGCACCGCGGATGCAGACCTGGTGGCTGCCTTCGCCGCGCAGGGCATCACCTACACCGACACCCTGGCGGGCTATGCCTACAGCGTGCTGGCCATGCCCACGCGCAGCTTCGAGGGGCAGCTCAATGTCTCGGCGCGGCTCTACGGACGCCGCCTGTACGACCCGCGCAAGGACAGCACCGCCGGCGGCAGCGGCAGCCACCGGCTGGCCGACCCTGCCACCTGGGAGTGGAGCGACTGCCCCAGCCTGGCCCTGGCCGACTGGGCCGGCAACACCCTGTACGGCGCCGGTGAGGGCGTGCTCTGGTCCAGCGTGCCCGCCGCCGCGGATGCCAACGACGCCACGGTCGGCGCCCCCCCCGAAAAGCGCCGCCTGCTGGGCGTGACGCTGGCGCGTGACGGTGTGAGCCTGGCCGCCGTGGCCGAGACGTTGCGTGCCTACGCTGGCTGCTGGCTGGTGCCCACCGCCGGCGGTCTGCGCTTGCTGCCCGATGCCGATGCCGCACCCGTGGCCGCGTACAGCCACGCGGCTGGCCAGATCAAGGCGCTGGAGGCGCTGAACCTGCGTGACCTGGGCAACGTGCCCACCGCGGTGGAGATCCTCTACACCGACACCACCCAGGTGCCGTGGCGCGAGATGCCAGCCCTGGCCACGCTGCCCGGCGCCGGCACCACACGGCCCTGGCGCCTGAGCAGCGTGGCCATGCCCGGCGTGCAGCGCTACAGCCAGGCGTATCGCGAGGCCGTGGAACGGCTGAACAAGCTGAACCTGGGGGACCTGAGCTTCCCGCTCGAGGTCTTCGACCAGGGCATCGTCCATGACACGGGCGACATCATCGAAGTCACGCACCCCGTGGGCCTGTCGGCCAAGCCCATGCGCGTGACGGACGTGGAGATGGTGGCCCATGGCCGCTGGCGCCTTGCGGTGACCGAGCACGACCCCGCCGCCTACAGCGACGAGGTGCAGACGGCGCCCAGCATCCCGGACACCAACCGTGTGGCAGCCGGCGGCCCGGCCAGCCAGGTGGCAGGCTTTGCGGGCACGGTGAGCAAGGGCCGCATCGCCTGGGTCTGGACGCCCTGCACCGATGCCGACTACGGCGCCACGGAACTGCGGGCGGCAGACGCCGATTGGGGACTGCCCAGCCCCGCCCCAGCCTTTCGCGGTGCGGCCAACACCCATGGCCAGGTGGTCACCGCGCCGGGCACCTACACGCTGTATGCCAAGCACTTCGGCGTTCGTGGCAACGCCAGCGCCACGGCTGTGCAGGCGTCTGTGGTGGTTGCGGCCGGCGATCTGGTGCAGGACGGCGCCGATGGGCCCCCCGGTGCCGATGGTGCGCCCGGCACCGCAGGCGTGGACGGCGCGCCGGGGACGAGCGTGGCCGAGATCAACGTCTACCTGCGCAGCAGCAGCGCCCCGCCAGCGCCCACGGGCGGAAGCTTCAACTTCGGCTCCCAGGTGCTCACGCCGCCATCGGGCTGGAGCGTGGGCGTGCCGGCGGGCACCGACCCGGTGTACGTCGCCCGCGGCCTGGCCACCACGGGCACGCCCGGCGCCACCGTCACGCCGACCTGGGGTAGCGCGGCCGCTGCGTTCTCTGACGGCCAGGCCGTCGATGTGATCTTCCGCCGCAGCGCCGGAGAGCCGGCAACGCCCGGCGCCTCGCCAGGTGTGCCTGCCGGCTGGTACTCGACGGTGGCCGCCGTGCCCGCAGGGGCAGAGCCGCTGTGGAGCAGCTTTGGCGAACGCACCGCACCTGGCGCCAACTGGGCCTGGCAGGCGCCTGTGCGCGTACAAGGCGTCGACGGCGCCGCCGGGCCCCAGGGCCCGCAGGGTGTGGCCGGCAGCGCCGGCACCAGCGTCGCCGAGGTGAACGTGTACCTGCGCGCCACCAGCACGCCCACCACGCCCACGGGCGGCAGTTTCGACTTCAGCTCCCAGGTGCTCACGCCGCCATCGGGCTGGAGCGTGGGCGTGCCGGCGGGCACCGATCCGGTGTACGTGGCGCGCGGCATCGCGACCACGGCCACACCGGGTGCCACCGTCACGCCGAGCTGGGGCAGCGCAGCGGCGGCCTTTGCGGATGGCCAGGCGGTGGACGCGATCTTCCGCCGCAGCGCCGGCGAGCCTTCCACACCCGCGCCCTCGTCGGGCACGCCCGCAGGGTGGTACTCGAGCGTGAGCGCCGTGCCCGCGGGAGCAGACCCGTTGTGGTCCAGCTTCGGCAAGCGTCCAGCGCCGGCCGCCAACTGGACGTGGGAGACACCCGTGCAGGTGCAGGGCCAGGACGGCGCCGCTGGCCCTGCAGGTGCCCAGGGCCCGCAAGGGCCGCAGGGCGTGGCCGGGACTGCCGGCACCAGCGTGGCCGAGATCAACGTGTACATCCGCAGCAGCAGCGCCCCGCCAGCGCCCACGGGCGGCACTTTCGATTTCGGCAGCCTGGTGCTCACGCCCCCGGTGGGCTGGAGCGTTGGCGTGCCGGCCGGCACGGACCCGGTGTACGTGGCGCGCGGCTTCGCGTTCACCGGCACGCCGGGTGCCGCCGTCACGCCCAGCTGGGGCAGCCCGGCCGTGGCCTTTGCGGATGGCCAGGCGGTGGACGTGATCTTCAGCCGCAGCAGCACCGAGCCAGCCACACCATCGCCTTCGGCGGGTGTGCCTGCCGGCTGGTATTCCACCGTGTCTGCCGTGCCGGGTGGGGCCGACCCGCTGTGGTCGAGCTTCGGAGAGCGCGCGTCCATCAGCGCCAACTGGGTGTGGCAGGCGCCTGTGCGCGTGCAGGGTGTGGACGGTGCCGCAGGCGCCACGGGTGCCACCGGTGCCACGGGCGCCACGGGTGCAGCGGCGGTCTCCGCCGGCGTCGACCGCGTGAGCGTGGTGCTGGCCGCCGACAGCACCGGCCTGGTGAACGGCGGCGAACTGCCCGTCACGGTGACGGCCTACGCCAAGCTGGGCGCCACGGTGGACACGACCAACTGGACATGGGTGCGCGGCAGCACCAGCGGCATCACCACCACCATCAGCGGCGCCGCAGTGACCATCACGGCAATGGACCCGGCGCTGGACAGTGGCATCGTCACCATCATCGGCAGCAAGGCCGGCCAGGCCGACATCGAGCTTGTGGTGCCCGTCACCAAAGCCAAGTCACTGTTGCCGGCCACCGGGCCGCGTGACTTTGGCGGCTACACAAACGCAGTGCGTCTGTTCACGGGCACGCCGGCCACGGCAGAGCTGCTGCTGACGACTGCCGGGGCCGTGCGGGACCGAGTCAACGGCGGCAGCTACACGACGCGCGGCGTCTGGTATCAGGGCACGGTCTCGGGCAGCTACAGCGTGCGCGCCGAGCTGACCGGGAGTGCGCTGTCCAGCGGCACGCTGGGCACCTGGCAGGCGCTGTCGTCCGACCGCGCATGGGCGATCTCGCAGCCGGCAATGACGGGCGAGAAGGACACGCTGCTGCGGCTGTCGATCCGCAACGACAGCACGGGCGACATCGTCGCGCTCGGCACGTGGAACCTCAACGCGGTGTACGAAGCGTGACCGTCAGCACCGCCATCGCGAAGATCCGCGCCCAGCGCGCGATCGACGCCGCCGCCGGCGAGGCGCGCCTGCGCTACATCACCGACGTGCCCGGCCAGCAGGCCGTGTACCTCGTCAAGCGCGAGCAGGCCGCCGCCTACCTGGCCGCGCATGCGCTGGATGCGCAGGCCTCGGTGCCGCCCTACATCGCGGCCGAGGCCACAGCGCTCGGCATCACGCCCGCCGTTCTTGCCGCCGAGGTCGTAGCCATCGCCACACTGTGGCAGGACACCCTCAGCCCCGCCATCGAGGCCGCACGCATCGGCGGCAAGTCCGCCGTGAGCGCCTCCGAAGACCTGGCCGGCGTGGAAGCCGCGCGCGATGCGGCAGTGGCGGCCCTGGGCGCGATCTGAGTGGCCGTGCAGACGCCTGAAGTCGGACCCCATGATTCTCTGGAGAAGCCAATGATCCGCGTCGCGTTCCGATACGGTGACCCCCACCCGTTCTCGCGCCTGGTCTGTTGGTGGCGCGGTGGCGACACCGCACACTGCGAGGTGGCCGCTTGGTGCGCGCAGGCCGATCGTCCTCACCTGCACCTGTGCATCTCGGCATCCTGGCACGACGGTGCCGTGCGTCACAAGCTGATCGATCTCGATCCGACGACATGGCGCATCTACGACATGTTCTCGGTCGGGGTCGAGCCGACTGTATGGCTCATACACCACGACGGCGAGAAGTGCGACCGGCTAGGTCTGCTGGGCTTCGTGATCCGCAGGAACCGCAGGAGGCGCAAAGCGTGGTTCAGCGCCGAGGTTGCCGCCGACATCTTGGGGTTCTCTGAGCCGCACGCCTTCGATGTGCGCAGGCTCGAACTCATTTGCAAGCGCTACGGCACGAGGGTTCAGTGATGCGCCGCCGCGTGATCAGCCTGCTCCTGGCGCTGCAGGCCGCCGCCGCACTGGCGGCCGACAAAGACCCGCTGGATTACCCGCTGCGGCAGTACGCGGCGTTGCTGGGCGTGGCGTTGCTCGGCGGCCTGGTCAGCTTCTACGCCAAGGTGAAGGCCGGGCACATCGAGCGCTGGAACGTGATGCACCTCATCGGTGAGCTGACCACCAGCGCCTTTGCCGGGTTGCTGTGCTTCTGGCTGGCCGAGAGCGCTGGCTTGCCGCAGCTGCTGACGATATGCCTGGTCGGCGTGGCCGGGCACATGGGCGCGCGCGCCATTGCGCTGTTTGAGGCGTGGGCGCAGCGGCGATTCAACGGCACGACTACATCACAGGGAGAGCAGCGATGATCACTGTGGCCAGACTGATCTCGGCCGGCATCGGCCCGACCCAGGCCCGCATCTTTGCCGAGCCGCTGGCCGCCGCGTGCGCCCGGTTCGCCATCCACACGCCGGCGCGGATCGGCGCCTTCCTGGGGCAGTGCGCGCTGGAGTCGGCCGCGTTCACGCGGCTCGAGGAGAACCTGCACTACACCACGCCCGAGCGCATCCGCGCGGTGTTCCCTTCGCGTGTGAAGAGCCTGGCCGACGCCGCGCGGCTGACGCGCAATCCGCAGGCGCTGGCCAACGTGGTCTACGCGGGCCGTCTGGGCAATGGCGACGAGCTCAGCGGCGACGGGTGGCGCTATCGCGGTCGCGGCCTGGTGCAGCTGACCGGCAAGGCCAACTACATCGACGCCGCCGACGGGCTGGCGCTGCCGCTGGTGACCAACCCCGATCTGGCTGCCTCGCCGGTCACGGCGTGCATGACGGCTGCATGGTACTGGCACACGCACAAGCTCAACGTTCTGGCGGACTCCGCGCAGTGGGACTCGATCACCCGCGCCGTCAACGGCCCGGCCATGCTGCATGCCGATGCGCGCCGGCAGTTCATGCAAGAGGCTGTCGCGGTGTTCGCGTGATCTGGCTGTACGCCGGCGCCGCCGTGGTGGCGTTGGGGGTTGCGGCGGCAGGTGGATGGCAGGTGCGCGACTGGCAGGCCGACGCCGACGAGCTGGCCCGCACGCGCGAAGAGGCCGCCGCCAGACTGCGGCAGGTAGACCGCGGCATCGAGGCGGGCGCGGCGCTGGAAACCGAGCGGGCCCGCCTGGCCCGCGAGTTGACGAGAGCACGCCATGACATCAAGACCGCCCTGCAGCAGCCCGTCACATGCCCAGCCGCACCCGATGGCACGCCCGGCGAGCTGGGCGACCTGGTCATCCCTGCTGCTGCTCTTGCCGGCCTGCGCCGCGCCGCCGGTGGCCTACCGCCCGGACCCGCCGCCAGCGAGCCTGGCCGCGCCGTGCAGCCCAGGGCCGGATCTGCCGACCGCTGACACCACGCTGGCCGACCTGCTGGACCTGCTGGCCGAGCGCGAGGCCGCGGCGGCGGAGTGCAGGGCGCGGCAGGCGGCGCTGGTCAAGGCCTGGCCAAGGTAGGGCCTACGGGGCCGAGTGGCGTAGGTTTCGGCGTAGTTTCCAGGCGTCTGCACTCGCGCTCATAGGTGGCGACACTGCGCCATCATCGGCGTGTGGGCCGAGAGGTCGGCGCTCGCAGGTCCTTGATTCATCATCACTTTCGCCCGCAAACCCGCGTCAATGCTCACGATCCCATGATCCGGCTGCAACGCGCCAGACTTGTCGGCGCTTCACTGCACTTGCTGTCACTTCACGTTTAGGCGTAGATTCCGGCGTCGCTTTCGTCGGCCATCCCGGTCGGCGTAGGTTTTGACTGGAGTTGCGCAGTGATCGCATTCGACGCCCGGGCCGCCCGCTTGCTCGAGGCCGGGGATCATCTCACGTTCGACGATGCGCCCGGTCTGCGCCTGGTGGCCAGCGCGGCCCTGCGCACCTGGACCTACCGCTACAAGAGCCCCATCGACGGCCGCATGCGGCAGCAGCGCCTGGGGCACTGGCCCGCCATGTCGCCGGCGGCGGCGCTGGTGGCCTGGCAGGCCGCGCGCGACCTGCGCGGCACCGGTGCCGACCCCGTGGCCCGGCGCCGCGCCGCGCGCCACCAGGCGGCCGAGCAGCTGCAGGCCGCGCGCACCGACCGCAAGCGCCAGGCCTACACCGTGCGTCGCCTGGTCGACGAGTACCTGGCCGCCTACAAGGGCACGGTGGCGCCGCGCACCTATGCCGAGCTGGCGCGGCTGTTCGACGTCGAGCTGGACGCGATCGCCGCCACGCCGGCGGCCGAGCTGACGCGCGCGCAGGCCTTCGATTTGTTGGACGCGATGCGCGGCCGCGCCGTGGTGGCCGTGCGCCTGCGCCAGGGCCTGGGCGCCGCCTGGGACCGCGCGCACGATGCCGGCCGCCTGCCGGCCGAGGCGCCCAACTGGTGGCGCCTGGTGCTGCGCGGCAAGCTCAAGAGCACCGGCAAGCGCATCGGCGGCCAGGCGGTGGCCGACACCAAGCGCGTGCTCACCGAGGCCGAGCTGGCCACGCTGCTGCCCTGGCTGCCCAACTTCAGCCGCGATGTTGGCGACGTGCTGACGATGTACCTGTGGACGCTGTGCCGCGGCGCGGAGATCGTGGCCATGGAGCGCGGCGAGATCACGCTCGAGGCGGACGGCCTGTGGTGGACGGTGCCGCGCTCCAAGCTCAAGATGCGCCGCAACCCGTTGACGACGGACCTGCGCGTGCCGCTGATCGGCCGCGCCCGGGCGATCGTCGAGCGCCGGCTGCAGGTGGCCACCGGCACGTGGCTATTCCCGAGCACGAGCAAGCGCGGCGAGCACATCGCCCAGAAGGCCGCCGGCGTGGCGGTGTACTGGCACATGCCCTACAGCCAGACCCGGCCCAAGAGCCTGCGCCCGCGCCTGCCGGTGACGCACTGGGCACCGCACGATCTGCGCCGCACTGGCCGCACGATGCTGGCCAGCATGGGCTGCCCGGCCGAGGTGGGGGAGATGATCCTGGGCCACCTGTTGTCGGGGGTGCAGGGGGTTTATGACCGGCACCACTATGACCCGCAGCGGCGGGAGTGGCTGGCGCGGCTGGATCAGCGGCTGGAGCGTCTGGCGGGGCAGGTCAGGCCATAGCGTCGAGCGGGCTGCGGACGCCCTCACCGGCGTCGCCCATGACGTGCAGGTAGATCATGGTCGTCTCGATGTTGGCGTGGCCCAGCAGCTGCTGGATCTTGCGCACGTCGTGGCCGGCCTGCAGCAAGTGGGTGGCGAAGCTGTGCCGCAACGTGTGGCAGCTGGCGGGCTTGATGATGCCGGCGGCCTTGACGGCGCGGCCCATCATGCGCTGCACGCCATCTTCGTGCAGGTGGTGCCGCCGGATGGCGCCGGTGCGCGGACAGGTGACGTAGGTGTCCGTGGCAAAGACCCACTGCCAGCCGATGGCGCGCGCATAGCCCGGGTATTTCTGCGCCAATGCGTGCGGCAGCTCGACGTCGGCCTTGCCGCGCGCCATGTCGTCGACGTGCCACTGGGTGCGCTGGGCCACCAGGTCGCGCAGTGGCTGCTGCAGCCGCTTGGGCAGCATCACCACGCGGTCCTTGTTGCCCTTGCCCTCGCGCACGGTGATCTTGAGGCCGTCGAGATCGAGATCCTTGATGCGCAGGCGCAGGCCTTCCATCAGCCGCAGGCCGCTGCCGTAGAGCAGCTGCAGGACCAGGCCGCGTGTGCCCGTGACGTGCGGCCATAGGCGCTGCACCTCGGCCTGCGTCAGCACGCACGGCAAGCGCCGGGCCTGTTTGGCGCGCGGGATCTCGTCGATCCACGGTAGCTCGATCTGCAGCACCTGCTTGTACAAGAACAGCAGCGCGGCCAGCGCCTGGCGCTGGGTGCTGGCGGCGACGTCGCGCTCGGTCGCCAGCCAGGTCAGGAACTGCCGGATCTCGGGCGCACCCAGTTCCACCGGATGCCGCTTGCCAGACCACAGCACAAACATCTTCACCCAGTGCCAGTAGGCCTGCTCGGTGCGCCGGCTGTAGTTCAGGGTGCGGATGGCCTCAACCACCTGGCGCTGCAGATCGCCCGGCTTGGGGCCGGCATCCGCGGTGCGGTGTAACGCGGCCTCGGCTGCGGCCGTAACGGGCTGCACGGTGGGTGGCGCGAGGGATGCCATGGTCTGGTGGTGTTGTTACGCCGCAGGGTCTGCGGTCGAATTCCTGTTGGGCGGCTCGCTGTCATCGAAGCCGTGCTCCACGGCTCGCCAGTCGCCGCGCCTGGCTTCGCGCATGTCCAGCGCGCGGAATTCGGCCGTGATCTGCCTGCGGAACTTGCGCGCCGCGTTCACGTCGGCAGTCACAGTCATGTTCACCTGACAGGCCATGTATAGCCCGGTGGACTTCCCGTCCTTGGTGAAGTTCTCCACCAGCCACGAGTACGTCATGAGTAGTCCTCGTCAAAGTTGCACGGCACCGTCCACTGCTTGCCGCAGCGGCTGCACTCGATGATGTCGTGCTCGTCCACCACGCCGCAGCAGTCAACCGTGCGCGGTTCTGGGCAGCGTTGCAGGTGCTTCTGGCAAAGCTCAGGCTTCTCAGCATCGTGCAAGCTGCACCCGCCCTTGATCCGGCCACCTTCATAGCGCTTCGGCAAGGGCCGCCCAACTGGTTGGTCAACCGGACTTGCGCCGGCAAGGGTGTCGTTCATCGTTGCTCCTGTGTGGGCGCAAGCCGGTTACCGCCGACGTTAGCCCTCTTGCGCCAGGCTCGCATGCACGTTGTCCCAGAACATCCGGTCATCGACGCGCAGCAGAAAGCCCTCTTTCATCATGTCGCCGCCAGTGCTGACGATGTGGGCCGCACAGGTCCAAGCCTTCGCGGTGTCCACGTCGGCCGGCGTGCAACGCTCGATCTTCTCCAGCGCCAGCAGGTGGGGGCACTCGCGCGTCTTCACGCCCTTGCAGCACGTCAGGTGGTTGTCCTTCACCGGCACCGGGGCCTGCATGCTGCACTGCTGGTGCGTCTGCGGCAGCGCGTTCTCGCGCTCCTGGCGGAACAGCATCACCATGCGCGGCACCTCGTCGGCCATGCTCTTGGCTTCGTACATGAAGCGCATGTCGCCCCATTCCTTGTCGGCCTTGCGCCATTCGTCGCTGTGCCTGTTCACGGCAACGTGCCATTCGTGGCTCAGCGGGTACTGCAACCGTTCCATGCTTTCTCCACCGGAGGGCTAACCCCTCGCTCAAGCAGACCGCGAACGGCGGTCACGTTTTCTCGCTCCGTCCAGGCCAGCAGCGCCGTTCACGGCTGCTTAGCTCGAACGTTGGGCGGCTCGCTGTCATCGAAGCCGTGCTCCACGGCTCGCCAGTCGCCGCGCCTGGCTTCGCGCATGTCCAGCGCGCGGAATTCGGCCGTGATCTGCCTGCGGAACTTGCGC